CAGCTATATCGCGACGTTAGTGGAGCGGCATTCCCGCTTTCTCATGCTGATTAAAGTGCCGAGTAAAGAAACGGAAGCCGTGGTTGCTGCCTTGAGTCGGCATGTTCGCAAACTTCCCGCTACGCTGAAACGCTCGCTGACCTGGGATCGCGGACTGGAGATGGCCAAGCACAAGAAGTTCACGGTAGCGACGGATGTGCAGGTCTACTTCTGCGATCCGCAAAGCCCTTGGCAGCGTGGCACCAACGAAAACACGAACTTGTTGCTACGGCAATACTTCCCGCGAGGCACCGACCTGTCGCCCTTCTCTCAAGCGCAGCTCGACCATGTCTCGCTGCGCTTGAATCAACGTCCAAGAAAAACTTTAGGCTTTCAAACTCTGGCGAGTAAACTTCATGCCAGTGTTGCGTCGACCGTCTGAGCCGGCACGACAAACCAGGCAAGTGGAATTGGTTTTGAGTTCACCGCGACTCGCCCGGACCAAAACTTTGGAGTTTTTCGATGTACTTGGTTGTTTCCGTGGCACATCGTGTTGTTATCTGACGAGTTCAGATTCCTGGTCTGGGGCCAGATGCTTCTTGCTTAATGCGTTCGATAACAGAAGGGTTTTCTTTAAGGGCGGCAAGGTCGAAGTTAATGTGATCGGAGAACTCTTCCCTCCTGAGCACGCCAATCGAGAGGCAGGCAGTGCAAAATTTCTTTCAACGTGAGGTCAGGTGCATGCGTGCCCGTCAGGAGCGCATCGACGAGCTGCGGAGACAGGCTCGCGCACTGAAGAATTCTCCGGACATACGATCGAGTCACGCCTGCCTCGTCTGCGAGTTGTTCGATCGTGCCCACTGCCCCTTTCACGATCCGCTCATACCAGTCACGAGCACGCACGACGGCCTTGAGCAATGAAGCGACGGGGGTTTGGCCGAGGTTTGAAGGACGAAAGGACCTAGTGACGCAAAGCTGTCCACCGCGGCGGAGAACGTCAAAATTAGTATTCAACTTAAGGGTATCGGGTCTGCACGAGGACAGGTGCTTTAGAGCGTCGGGGCTGTCAGCCATTAAGATCGTCGAGAGTTTGATTTTGTCGATCTCGATTTGTGCCGTCTTGCGTGCCAACACTACTCGCTTAACAACGTTGCCGAAAATCTCGTGTCGCTTCGACGGCGAGAGTTTCGGCCATCCTCTTGCCACGCCTCTTGCGCGGTCTATTGCCCCCTCATGGCAGGCCTTGTCCCCTACCTCGACTAAGCACTTCTCTGGTGAGCGAAGTAAAAGACAAAGCTGCGACTCAACCAGTTCTTCGATGTCGCGAGCGTGAAATCGTGCAACCGCAGGCCCATCGGCAGCATCTCGGATCGCGGCTTGCGACGTGTAATAGCGATAGGGCCGCGACTTTTTTACGGCATGGGTTGGTGTAAACCGTGTGCCGTTGGCGTCAAATAATTTGCCCGCTAGTAAGCTAGGCGTGGAGTGAGACTTCCCAGTCCGACGTGCTCGATTGTTCTTTCTTAACAGGGCGGCAACGGCGTCCCACAATTCTCGCCGTATGATCGGTCCGTGTTGTCCGGGATAGAATTGATTTTGGTGGACAATCTCGCCCTGATAGATTCGATTGTTAAGCAGGTGATAGAGCGCCCCGCGCGAAAATCTTGTGCCACCGGCCATGCGTCCGCTGCTTCTCTTTCGATGCTTACTGATGACGTTGTTCTGATCCAAGAAGTGTTTGAGTTTTTTGACGCACCCCAGACTGAGGTATTGTCGGAAGATACTGCGTACAGTTTGCGCTTCAGCTTGATTGATTATCAGCTGGTGTTCAACGCAATCGTATCCCAAGGGCACAACGCCACCCATCCACAGGCCCTTTTTCTTCGAAGCCGCTACCTTGTCGCGAATTCTTTCGCCGGTGATCTCGCGTTCAAACTGGGCAAAAGATAACAGGACGTTTAGTGTAAGTCGCCCCATTGACGTTGTCGTATTGAAAGGCTGAGTAACGGAGACAAAGCTGACCTTGCCAGTGTCTAGGATTTCTATGATTTTGGCGAAGTCTGCGAGAGAACGTGTTAGCCGGTCGACTTTATATACGACGACGTTGTCGATTTGGCCTTCTTGAATGTCGGACAGCAATCGTTTCAGTGCTGGCCGTTCCATGGTGCCGCCGGAGAAACCGCCATCATCGTAATGCTTCTTGATTTCAGACCAGCCCTCGTGTTTTTGACTCAAGATATACGCACGACATGCTTCCTGCTGGGCTTCCAGGGAGTTGAAGGACTGCTCAAGCCCCTCCTCTGAGGACTTGCGGGTGTAGATGGCACAGCGCACCTGTAGTTTAGTCATCAGGATTGCCGGGTAAGGAGTGGGCTTTCTTAAGACCGAAGAACGCAGGGCCGGACCAGCGGGTGCCGGTTATTTTTCGTGCGACTTCCGACATACTTCGGTACAGGTCGCCACGATATTCGTAACCGGTCTCAGTTACGAATATCTCGTGCATTTGCCCGCGCCACTGACGAAAGAGTCGCGTGCCCGGCTTGATTCGGACACGAGCCGCTAACTCGCTTGATGGATCTTTCTCAAGATTCCTAGCCATGCGTTTAAGTTCTGCGCGTGTTGCGAGCTTCAGACCGCCATAACAAATCTCTTGAATTCGGTAAGCAAGACACGGGGCCATGAGTTCCCCTCGAATTCCGGGCGGCGCTGGTTTCTCGTAATTCTTCCGCCACAATTCAAGCAATTCCTGCCGCGAGAGGCTAGATAGTTGGGCAATCTGACCTGAGACATCGGCTCCTATCCGGGCCTCCCAATCTCACATTCACGCTTGCGGGGCCCAAACAGTCAAGCGAAACTACGGTTCCTCCGTAGAACAAAAGCCAGAAATACCAGCGGGCCATGACGGGAACGAGAACGCAATACTTGCCGCGCGGCTAAATGCAACAAATAAAGTAAATTAAATAGTCAGCAAGATGCTTCCAGTCGGTATGGGGATATCAGCGAATGAAGGCCAATCATACGTTTTGAAAGTTCAGTGACTCTCACGGCGGAAGATAAAATCAGAGCTTCTCCCAGGCAAGGATCGATCTATTGTTTTTCAAGTGGATCAGCGCCTGTGTCCTCGAATCGACCTGATCGTCATACTTAGTGCCAGGGAAGGCCGTTAACTCGCGCACGTATTCCTCAAGCCAGGGCGCACTGCGTGGCAGTAATACTCGGCCGCTCTCGAATTCCGCCGTCTGGGAGTAAAGACGCAGAGTCTTGTCGGCGCCAGGTGCCGGCGTAAACGGCTTGATGCCGTGCTGTCCATCCACCTTCAGGTCCTGAATCAACTGAGTTCCTGAGGCTTTGTCTTCGATCACAATTGCATCGGCACGCCGGTGGCTAGCCTGCTCTCGAACCGCTCGTCTGAGGTCGGGGTAGTCAAAACGTCTTCTGTAAACGTCTAGTAGATAATACCGATGCAGGACAACTCCCCAGGTGGTACAGACACTGAAGTCGTTTAGCTCGCCGCTTTTGTTGGCCGTATCCCAACTCTGCAGTATGCAAGTAAATCTAGAGGGGAGATCACCTGAATCGTAATACTTGAGCCACTCAGTCTTTACGATGGCGCCACCCAGAGGCATAGGGTCTTGCTGGTACTGGCTCACGAAATTATATTCCCCAATCGTCTTCCGAATAGCATTAAGGGTAACTTGAGGCTCACGATCGGGTTCAAGGGCGTCACCAGCCTTCCGCTGGAATCGCCTTTTGCCCCAAGCGTTCTCAATGAGATGCCACTCGTCCTCTCGGGCAAGGGCCGGGAGTGTCACAACTTCCCAATCCTCCTGACTCAAGACGTGCCCGGCCAAGTCATCCTGGTGTAACCGCTGCATTACAAGAATAATGCTGCCGTCCGCTTTGCTATTCAGCCGACTTACCAGGCTGTTGTCGTACCAATCGTTTACGCCATTTCTTCTGGTTTCCGAGAGGGCCTCGTCCGGCTTCAGTGGGTCGTCTAGGATAATCAAATCCGCGCCGCGGCCCGTTAGGACGCCACCGACGGAAGTTGACATTCGAAAACCTTGCGCGGTCGTCATGAACTCGCCAACAGACTTTTTTTCTGACAAGAGTCTGGTCATCGGAAATAGCCTTCGGTAGAAGTCGCTCGCCATCAACGTGCGGCAGTCCCTGGCGTGCTTGTCCGCGAGATCCTGGCCATAGCTCGCGCAAATGATCTGCATCGCCGGATTGTGACCCAGCAGCCAGGCGGCAAAAGCTACGCTTACGCTATGGGACTTCAAGGAGCGCGGCGGCAGATTGATGATAAGGCGCTTAGTAGTTCCCTTCCGGCATCGCTCAAGACGGGACGCAACAACTTCGATAGGAGGGCTCGGTGAAAAGTTTGCCTGCGGGTTGAGCTCATAGAATGAGCGTTCGATAAAGCTCATCAAATCTCGGCGCAGAACAAACTCATATTCACTCTGCGAGAATCCCACGGTTACTCCTCGCCTTGAGGCGAGACTTTAGCCTTAGGAACTTCAGTTTCCGGGGTTTCGGACTGTCGGATGCGCTCGATGATGCTCGCCATTACGGCACGGTCTCTTTCGTGCGGAACGGCTACGGTCGGCGAGGATTGCTCAGCATCCTGGAGTGATTTGACCAAATATACGAACTCCCGAATGGCTCGGAGTTCACCTGATGCCGCTCGGTTGCTGAGCTGGATAAGGCTTGCCTCAAGCTTGGAGATCGACCGGCTACCGCCTTTACCCGTGACCCTGACGCGTTCCCTACCCACTTTTGCCAAAACGGTTGCTAAGTTTTGAGAACCTTTTGGTCTTCCTTTTGGATTGCCTGACTGCCCCTTAACGAAGCGTGTCTGACGCGGCGGTCTCGCGTACCCAACTTCGTAGGAATCGTTAGAGTCCGGCATGGTCGCCCTCAACAACTGCAGCGAGTTCATCGAAAGTCTTGCCCGATTCTTCGAGAACGGCGCTTTGCCCCGTATGTCTCTGCCACCGTCGAATGGCGACATCGACAAACCGTGGGGCGATCTCCATGCCATAGCAGATACGCCCGACTCTTTCGGCCGCAATGAGCGTACTGCCAGACCCTAGAAAGCTATCCAGAACAAGATCTCCGCGAGCAGAGCAGTCCAGAATGGCGTCGGCAACGAGTGCGACGGGTTTCACGGTTGGATGGGAGCTCAAGAGGTTTCCCTCTTCACCATGCTTCGAGAAAGTACTGGCGCTAGGGTATTCCCAGACATTAGTTCGATACCGACCGTACTTGCCAAGCATCACGTTGTTGCGATGCGGGCGCTTGCCTCGTTTGAACACAAACACCAGTTCGTGGCGAGAACGGTAGAGCGATCCCTGCCCTCCGTTGTTTTTCGTCCATACGCCGAGGTTTAGGAGGCCGTCATAGATCTGCTTCCCTGCAGCACGCAATTCACCAACATGTCGCCAGTCCATGCAAACGTAATGGATGGAGCCATCTACGCTATTTCGCGCTAGATTGCTTAAGCTAGTTACGAGGAACGCTCCAAACTCCGCCTCGCTCAGCTCACCAGACGCCATTGCAAAATCTTGGTGTTGCACCACGCCCTTTCCGGAAACGTTGCCATCGATTTGCAGATTGTACGGGGGATCTACGAATACCAGATTGGCGCGTCGATTCGCCATAAGCGACGTAAAGGATGCGGCTTCGAGCGAATTGCCGCACAAGATGCGGTGTTTGCCGAGCAACCAAAGATCGCCAGGCTTGGTAAGAGCCGGGCCAGCTTCATCTACGTCAAGAACCTCCTGCTTGAGTCTGTTGTTGGAAAATTCAGTGAGAATAAGGTCGATTTCTGGAATTTCGAAGCCGGTGATAGTTATGTCAAAATCGGCGTCGATGCTGATAAGGTTTTGCAGCTCGATCGCGAGAATTGATTTATCCCAACCTGCCTTTTCCGCGATTCTGTTGTCGGCCAGGATGTAGGCTCTAATCTCATGCTCGCTCAGCCCTTCCAGATGGATTGTTGGCACACGTTGTAACCCCAACAGCTTGGCCGCAGCCACTCTACCGTGCCCTGCGATTATGGTGTTCTTGCTATCTATGAGGATGGGGTTTGTAAAGCCAAATTTTTCAATGCTGGTGGCTATCTGACGAATCTGGTGTCTTGAGTGTGATCTGGCGTTGCTCGAAAAAGGTACCAGACTGCCGACTGACTGGTATTCCACTGTAAGTCTGGAAACGGCTTCACTCGCCATTGCGTCTCCTGTTTTGCATCAATAACATGCGGAATACTCCGCCTTCAGGAGCCAGCATATAGGAGGGTTAGTCGCGCAACCCGGTTAGCGCGATTTTATTTTTGCTTTAACTCTGGATAGTCGGTCTTTTAAGCCAGCGACGGGCGCAGCTTTCTCCTTCCCGTCCACCCCAACAAAATGGATCGTTCGAACATCGCCAACTAGGAGCTCAGAGTCTGATGTAATCCGAACGATTGTACCCTGCCCTGCTTGCCGTTTCAGATGATGAAGCAATTGGGTTCGAGTAATATTCTGGTCTTCCCGCACTAGTTTTTGAATCAGATGATTCAGAACGTCTCCTTTTGGCGCTTGCCCTCCCCTTCGGGAGAACTCGTTCTGAAACCACGCCTGCCCCACCATAACAGGATGCTCCTTCTGAAAGTGCGTTTGCTGCTTCTCGGCATCCGCCAGCGCCAACTCAAGAGTTTTCCTGTTCTTGATTGGGACTCCTCTCCATTCTTCCGAACGCATGCTCGCTGTCGCGCTGTCACGGATAGCATCATCGACAATCCTTCTATCCCTCAGTCTGGACTGCTGACGCCAAAATCGTTGGTGCCGGTCGGCTAGCTCCCGGACACTTAGTTGGGAGTCTTTGGAGAAGGGTGCCATAGCTAATCATGCCTCGCCTTTTCGCGTTTGTCATTACATCAGCTTCAGAATCTCTATCCACTATTTGACGCACCATCAATTTAACGAAGGCTTGCGCCCTTCTGCACTACATTCTTCACTCTGTAAGCGCGCATCCACGTCTTAAATCGAAAGACCCCCGAGTCTATTCAAAAATGTCGGTGAAAAGGGATCTGAAATGGGCGGGAGCGACCCCTCCTTTTCGGGCTGTGATCCGCTACCAAAAGGCAAGGGAACGCTCCAATTCATTTCGCTCGATTCCGGCGATTCTACTGATTCATTCAACGAACAAAGATTTAGTTCCGTCGTTACGACTAGTTCCAGGGCAACTTCGAAACTGCGACGTCACTAACAGGGAATTTCTATTCCCTGTTGGTTC